ATGGAACTTCAAGAGAATTCTTGTTTTTTGGATAAATTGAAAAAAGAAAAAGAAGTTCAAAAAACAACTCGGCAAGCAAATTTGAACTTGTTAGTATATGAGTTCATAAAAAGCGGAGTACGGCCATCTAAGATATGTAAGATTCTTAATCTTAAGAAAACAGCTCTGCAATACTATTTAACGTCGCTGATTGAAGCAAAATTAATCAATAAATTAGGGTATGGGGTTTGGGAAGTTATTGGAGAATTTGATCAAAACAAGTTCAAAAAAACAACCCGAGTACCTCATGACAACTGGGGTAGTAAATTTGAACTTCTTAAACAAGATCAGGTGAGGGGTCATGCTTTTCAATTCAAGCTTTCAGTTCCCTTCAATCTAAGAAACTGGAATAAGAGAGCAGATATCTTTAAGAAAAAAGATATCAAGTTTGATGAATTAGAACATTTATTTGGTGGCGGCCAGGGTCTAGATTTTAAAGGTAGGAAAGTGCATCTCACTAACAGTTCTGTCATCATTTATGAAAAAGAGAGCTATATTTCAGATCTAGCCAAAGAAGCCAAGAGTTCTGCTATCTTTCACTTTTTGAAGCTTATAAAGTCATTAGAGAGTTTTCTGGGAGCAGATTTCAGCATCAATGGACAATACAGGTTCAGAGTTACAAGGCAACATTATGCTCTCGTTAAAAATGCTCTCGCAAAGCAGTATGATGAAGAAGGGAAGAAATTAATGGTTTATTCTGCTAATGGGTTATGGTTCGTTATAGATAATTCTTACAATTTACACGAAGCTGAAACTGTGCATCCAAAGACATCAGATGTTGACAATGAAAATGTTCTCAACTTCTTTAATTCTATAAAAACTCGGCCAATAACAACTCAAGAGATTCACTCTAATTTCGAGGAGCTCAGGCAGATGATGAAAACAAGCTCAGAGAATCAGATCATGCTTGGCCAGGTCTTACAACAGATGGAGAAAAACATGGTTAAAATCATCAAGAAGGTGGGAGAAGATGTATAGATTCATGATGAACGGAAGAAGGTATGTGATTTTATTCTTAGCTATGAATAGCGTGAGGAAGAAGAATATCCAGCAACTAAGTAGAGTTTGTGATATGACTCCAAGCCATCTGACAATTGTAATGAAACAATGGGAAAAAGAAGGTCTGATTAAGAAGAATAAAAGTGGTAGAGAATTTGTCATCGAATTAACAGATGTGGGGAGAAATCTCTTAGAGGTTATTAGAAAATATGATATTATTGCAATGCAGCAATCAGAGAAAACTAATTGCAATCAAGAAAGTGAAAAGGAGGTGAACAATGGAATCGCAAAAAGAAAGTATTGTTAAATATGACGACAGAAGAAAAGAGCTCACTCATACAACAAGAGAAATCAAGGAAACAGATTTCGGACAGATTAATCTAGAGAGCAAAGGAACATACAATGAGGAGGGAATAAGAAAAGTGTTAGCTAATCTGCAATTAAAAAAGAAAGCTATCGAAAAGAACATTGAGATTTTAAGCAGGTTGCAAGAACCAAAACCAGAATTAACTCCTGAACTTCAAAAGTTGAAAGAGCAACTGATTACTCTTCAAAAAATAGATCACGATGAAAAAATTGGGGCTGATGAAAGAAAAAAAGAAGAAGATGATCTAAAGAAGAATGAAGAAGATTTGAAACAAGTGAATGAAGATATCAGAAAGATAAGAGATGCAATCGGAACGAGGTTAAGCTTATAATGGAAAATATAAAAATGATAAGCGTTGAGCTTTTGAAAGATTCAGAATACAATCCGAGACAGATCACAAAGGATGAATTCAAAAAGTTAGAGAACTCTATCAAAGAGTTTGGTTTAGTACAGCCAATTGTCGTTAATATTCATCCTGCAAGAGAGAATGTTGTAATTAGTGGCCATCAGAGATTACAGGTTGCAAAGAAACTAGGAATGAAAGAAGTTCCTTGCATGCTTGTTGATTTAGATCTTTCAAAAGAGCGAGCTCTCAATCTTGCTATGAATAAAATTGGCGGAAGATTTGAAGAAGACAAACTTATTGATCTCTTAAGCTTGATCGAAGAAGAAAATGAAGATATCTTAAATCTTACAGGATTTGATAATTCAGAAATAAATTATCTTTTAGGATTGAGAGAAAAAGAGAAAGAGCAAATATACGCAACAGCTGCAGAGGATGATTTCGATCTAACAAACAGATATGGAATAGAAGAAGGAGATATCGTTGTATTAGATGATCAGCATAAAATAATTTGCGGAGATGCAACAGATCCCAATGTTTTAAGAAAGCTATTGGGAGAAAATAAAGTAGACTTGTTAGTTACAAGTCCTCCTTACAATCTGGATATCAAATATGGAAAGTATCGAGATAACAAAGATTACACTGATTACATAAAGATGATTAAAAGTGTATTCCAAAACTGTAAGACATTTATGAATCGTGGGAGATTTCTATGTATCAACATCGGAAGAGAATGGGGGCCTATAAATATGCCTGCAAAATACGATGAAATTCTTGAGGGGATTGGTTATGTCTTTTTCAGAAATATCTATTGGAGTAAACCCCTGGGAAGTGCTCGTGGAACAATAACTGGGAGAAATCCTTTTCCAAGATATTACATTCCAAAAGTGCAGACAGAAATAATTCAACTTTATTCAGATGACGAAAATCCGCAAGTCTATGACTCTTTAATAACTTACAAATTTGGCGAGGGTCAAAGGGAAAAGAGAGAGCAAATACCTGATATCTTATTGGGAAAATATTCTGGAAATGTTTGGGAAATGATGACTGAAACAGCTCTCGGTGGAAATCATCCTGCACCTTTTCCAGTACAATTGCCATTTAATTGTATAAGGTTCTTTACTTTTGAAAAAGAGTTGATACTTGATCCATTCGTTGGAAGTGGGACATCAATTATTGCAGCAGATCAATTGAACAGAAAAGGATATGGAATCGAACTCGATCCAAATTATGTAAGTGTAGTCATAGAAAGATATCTGATTTACAAACCAACTGCAAAGTTTGAGGTGATTAAATGCAAATAGAAAAAAGTGATATCTTTTTATTAGGTAAGCATAGATTGATGTGCGGAGATAGTCTGAACTTAATTGATGTTCAAAGACTGATGGATAAAAAAGTCAGCACTATGATTTTTACAGATCCGCCTTATTCTGTCAATTATGTTCCAGAAGAAAGAAGAAAGGGCGGAAGGAAAATGAAAGAGCTTGGTGGAATCTTAGGAGATATCAATTTTAAAATAAGTGCTTTGTTAGACTTGATAAATACAGGAATTTGTGAAGGTGCTGTTTATGTCTGCTGTGGATCTAAGCAGGTAGGACCAATTTATGAATGGGCATCTAAGAATCTAAAGACAAGAGCAAGAATGATCATCTGGGTAAAAAATGGATATTCAATTCTGCCGGGAGATTATCATTCAGGCTATGAGCAAATGATGTATTATTATTTTGATAAAAAGAAGTTCAGGGGAGAAAGAAACCAGAGCGATGTATGGTTTGTTAAGCGCAGAGCAACAGGGAAATATGTGCATCCAACTCAAAAGCCAGTTCGTTTAATTATGACTGCTATACAAAACAGCTCAGATGCAGGAGATATTGTTCTTGATTTATTTGGGGGAAGCGGAAGCACTCTGATAGCCTGTGAAAAGACAGATAGAATCTGCTACATGATGGATTTAGATCCAAAGTATGTAGAGAGAACAATAGGCAGATGGGAGCTATTGACAGGCAAAAAAGCAATCAAATTATAACTTCAAAAAACTTCAAAAATGGCAAAGAAAAACAGCAATTATCGAGAGAGGCAGGAAAAAATACTGAAGTTCATGGCCGAAGCCGGTGCATGGAAGGTTTCAAGCTCTGTAGTTCAGGAATTAGCAAAGGAATATGGAGTTACTGAAAGGCAGATCTACATGGATGTTAAAAGAATAATAAAGAGGGTTCCAAAGCCAGTGATAGAAGAAGTGGCCAATAAATTTCTGATCACATTTGACAAGGCAATAACAAAATCAATAAGATTAATGGATAGTCTCAACGAAACAACTCAACTAAAATCAGTTAGACTATATTTTGAATCAATTCAGTCTTTTACTAAATTCTTGGAAGATTATGGACTTAAAGAGAGAGTTCCAGAGAAACTGGATATAGGTGGGATTAAGATTAGAGTTAATGAACCTGCCAGTTTATATGATGATGGACCTAAAGGACCTACAGATACAGGAGAAAATAATTGATTGGGACCCTTCATCCAAACAGTTTGAATGTCTGAAACTCTTAAGAGATAGAGTTCATACTGAAATATTTTATGGTGGAGGAGCCGGTGGAGGTAAATCTTATCTAGGATGTGCTTGGTTAATTCTTAATTGTATAAAATATCCTGGGAGTAGATGGCTAATGGGCAGAGCAATTCTTAAAAGTTTAAAGGAATCAACTCTTTTAACATTTCTTCAAATATGCAGATCTTGGGGATTAATTCCCGGAGAGCATTACAAATACAATCCAATGGAAGGAGTTATTAGATTTCCCAATGAAAGCTCAATTTATTTGAAAGATTTATTTTTATATCCAAGTGATCCTGAGTTTGATAGTCTTGGTTCAACAGAATACACCGGGGCATTCATTGATGAAGCAAGCCAGATCACTGCAAAAGCAAAGAACATAGTAATGTCAAGGATCAGATATAAATTGGATGAATTCGGCCTTGTTCCTAAACTTTTAATTGCAAGCAATCCATCAAAGAATTTTTTATATTTTGAATTTTACAAGCCATGGAAGGAAGGAAAGATTGAACCTTATCGGGCATTTACTCCTGCATTAGTTGGAGACAATCCCTTTATTTCTAAACATTACATTGAGAATTTAAAAAAATTAGATAGAATAAGTAAGGAGAGGTTATTATATGGGAATTTTGAGTATGACGACGATCCTACAAGACTATTCAGCTATGATGCTATTGTTGATTTGTTTACAAACAATGTAGAAAAAGGACAGAGATATTGCACAGTTGACGTTGCTGGCAGAGGGAGAGATAGAACCGTGATAATCATCTGGGATGGTTGGTTTATTGAAAAAATAATCTTAAAAGACAACATATCAAGTGATGAGTTAGATAAAATCTTAATCGAGAAGAAAATACCAAGAAGTAAGTGTGCGATAGATGAAGATGGTGTTGGGTTTGGATTAGTTAAGAATCTATCAGGGGTTAAGGGATTTGTCAACAATGCTCAACCAATAAAAAGTAAAAAAGAAACAGACAGAGAGAAATCATTAAGAAATTATAGAAATCTTAAAGCTCAGTGCTGGTTTGAATTAGCGAATTACGTAAACACGGGACAGATAGGAATTTACAGAGATGTGCCTGTTGAAGTCAGGGAATTAATCATTGAGGACTTAGAGCAGATAAAACAAAAAGATCCTGGAAAAGATGCTCCGCTTACAATTTTATCTAAAGAGGAGATTAAAGAAAGTTTAGGTAGATCAACAGATGTAGGTGATGCAATGATGATGAGAATGATCTTTATTTTAAGACCACCATTAGCTTTTGATTTTGTCTAAAAATAATCAATCAAATAAGCAAGTATCCTTAAAAGATAATTTGGATTAACAAAAGCATCACCCTCTTCCCGCATCATACTCATGAAGAAGTCATTCAAAAACTTATTCGGGTTAATTCCAGAAAAGAAGACAGTCCCCGCCGTAGAATCAGTGAGTGAAATCACAAGAGGTGGACTTCCTAAGTCTTACATACCTAATTTTTTCTATAAACCTCCATTTGGATATCCTAGATTTTTAGATCTTCCAAATTTAAGAAGATTAGCAGCTACTCCTTTTGTTGATATGTGCATAACCACAATTATTGATGAGATTAGTGCAGTGCCTTGGGAGATCATATCTGATGATGACAGTATAGAGGTGAGTCCAGAAAAACAAAAACAAATAGATCATGTTAGATCCTTTTTTGAAAATCCAAATACTAATAAAGAAAGCTGGGAAAAAATAACTAGGATTTTTGTCAGAGATATTTTAGAAATAGATGCAGGAGTTATCAACAAGATTTTTAATAGATACGAAGAAATGGTTGAGATAGTTTCAAGAGATGGAGCGACATTTACTAAAAATCCAGATCTTCATGGATTTATAACTGACAGAGTAGATATCATATTAGATTCAAATATTCTAAATGTTCCTGGAGCATTTAATACTCCGGAAACACAGAAACTTCAAGAGTCATCAAGAAGCATGGAGCCGGGATGGATAACCTCTCAGGATGCCGCTGAACAAGCTGCTTATTTTCAATATGGATGGATAACAGGAGCAAAGCCAGTTCCATTCGGAAAAAAAGAAATAGTTTGGTTAGAAAGAAACCCCCGATCCGATTCTGTTTATGGGAGAAGTCCTGTTGAAATATTAGCAGATTCAATTCAAACTTTAATTTATGCTATCGAACACAATCTTGATTATTTTAGAGATAATTCTATTCCCCCTGGAGTTATAGGATTGGACGGGAGTGATTCTGATGAAATTAAAGCATTCAAAGAACAGTGGGAAGAACAGCAAAGGGTTAAGGATAGTGCAGGGAGATGGAAGAAAGTGTTTCATAAGATGCCCGTAGTTGGAAAGATTCCAAAGTTTGAGAGGTTAGGATTCACAAATTCAGAGCTACAATTAATTGAAGGACAGCAATGGTGGGCGAAGATGGTTTGGGCATGTTTCGGCGTGACCGCTGTAGAATTAGGTTATACTGAAGATGCAAAAGGAATGGCCAATCAGATAGTGCAATCAAATGTTTTTAGAAAGAGAGCAATTAATCCGCTTCTTAGACTTATTGAATATCATATCAACACAGAGATAATTTCAGAGTTTGGATATGAAGATATAAAATTTCAATATCAAATGTTTGATGTTGAAGAAGAAACAAAGAAAGCTACACTATACAAATTACAAATAGATGCAGGAATAAGAACTGTTAATGAAATAAGAAAAGATGAGGGCCTTGAAGAAGTGGAGTGGGGAGATGAAGATCCTAAAAGAAATCAGGGAAATAATTTTAATTTTGGAAATTATCCAGATCAGGGAAAAAAAGAGGACAAACAACCAGAACCAAAAGAAGATACTGAAGAAAAATCATTTCAAGCAGAGCAGAATCCTTTAATCCCAAAAGAAGGCGAAGAAATGGGGTATGAAAGATTGAGAAAAAGTATAGTTTATGTTTTAAAACAGAATGAAGAAAAATTAAAAGATCTTATAGTAAAAGAGATGGGGCATAATCAGGTTACTAAGATTAAAAGTGTTGATGACATAACAAAAGCAATTAAGAAATTAGTTGCATTTGAGGGATTAAAAAATATTAGTGACCTTGTAATCAAAAATACTTTTATGGATGGATGGGATTCAGCAGAAAAACAGCTCAATAAAAATTTTATGATAAATAAAGATGCTGTACAATATTTGCAGGATTATACTTTTAACAACATAATTGATTTAACTGAAGAGATTAAGAATGATTTAAGAGCTGAATTGCAAAGAGGGATTATTGCTGGAGAAGGAATAACAAATTTAAAAAATAGAATTACAAAGGTTTTTGATTCCGGAGCAAATAGAGCAGAAATGATTGCAAGGACAGAAACCAATAGAGCAGAGAATCAGGGAAAACTCCAGGCATTTAAATCAAGCAATGAAGATTTTTTAAAGAAATGGGTGTCAGCAAAAGATGAAAGAACAAGCGAAATATGTAGGGAACTTGATGGTCAAACAGTTGGGTTAAATGAAAATTTCAAAGATAATCATACAGGATGGGAAGGGCCAGCTCCTCCGGCTCACATCAACTGCAGATCAAGTGTAGTTTTTATTTCTAAAAAAGAGGACAAAGAATAATCCATCATTTGAGCAAGTATCCTTAAATATAAAATTTAGCTTTTAAGCTTAAACCGAGGATAAAATGAAAGAGGCAAGCTTTATTTTCACAACACCATTCAACGTAAATGTAGTTGAAGTCAAAGGGGAAGAGAGAGTTTTTATGGAAGGATTTATTTCTACAACTGACAAAGATTTAGTTAATGATGTTGTTACGAAAAATTGTCTGAGTTCTATGCAGCAACAGATTCTGGAGCGAAATATAAAATTAGATATTGAACATGAAGCATTCAGGGGAAGTAGTGTTGAAGAAAAAGAGATTAACAAAACAAGAATACCTGCTGGAAAAATAACTGATGCAACTGTAAGAGATTTTAATGATGGAAGATTTGGTCTTAATGTCAAAGCAGAATTAAACAGAAATCATAAAGAGTTTGATAAAATAAAAGGGAATGTTTTGGAGAAATATCTTGATGCTTTTTCAATTGCTTATATCCCGACTAAGATCGCAAACAAATCAATTAATGGAGAAGAAGTACGATTGTTAGATGATGTCAGATTACTGAATGTTGCCCTTACAGGAAATCCTGTTAATACTGTTTCTCAAATTAGAGATGTTTTCATGAAATCTATTGATGCAATTGAAGAATACAAAAATGAGAAATCAACAAACCCAGAGATAGAAAATAAACTGGAAGTCAAAAATCATAATCACGTAAGTGATACTAAATTAAATTACGGGAGGAAAAACATGGTAAAAGGTAAAGATAAAACAAAACCAGAAGAAGAACAAGAAGAAGATTCTAAGGAATCTAAAGACTCTGATGAAGGATCTGAAGAAACTGAAGAAAAGTCTGTAAGTTCAGAATCAGGTGATGTTGAATCTAAAAGTGAATTGAAAGCTCTCAGAGAGGAAGTTAATGCATTAAAGAAAGAAAATGCAGAGATCAAGGCTTTGTTAAAAAGGCCTGTTCACAAATCAATGGCTGAACCTCAAAGGAAAGAAGAACCTTTTGAGCAGAAATCCATTGAACCTCTTGATGCCATAGCTTAAGATGACAAACAGTTTACAAGAAGGCATACACACCGGAGAAGTTGGTAAGATAAACGACAAAAGCGCTTATAGCCATTCTTTTGGAGCAATGCCTGAAGGAACTAGATATGTCGACGGATGGAAGGCTATTGACATAAGGCCTCAGCTCAAGTCTGCGTTTGATATAGGATTTAAATCCTTATCAACAACAAGTGGCGGAACAGGAACAGCTGGATACGCAATGGTTCCAGTATATCTTGATCCAAGAATTGTTGACACGACAAGAAAGTTCACTCCATTAGTTGAATTAATTCCAAGGGTTACAAACCAAGGATTAACAGCTGATTACAATAAAATCACTGCTAAAGGCGGTGCGTTTACTGCGGCTGAAGATTCATCGATGAGTGAAACCACTGATACTTATGACAGGGCAAGTGCATCTATCAAGTATATTTATGCTGTTGGTAGAGTGACTGGTCAAGCACAGGCAGCTTATCCATCATACATCCTGGAAGGTTTTCAACCTACAGGTTCAGGATTAGGCGCAGGTAGTCCATTTAGCCCAACAGGGGCTCCAAATGCGAAACAACTTGAAGTCCTGATGAAAGCTAGATCATTGAGAGAGAAAGAAGAAGATCTTATTGTGAATGGAGATTCTTCATCTGATAGCACAGAGTTCGACGGAATTGTAAAGCTTCAAAGCACTACAAATGTTGTAGATCTTGATGGTGCAGCATTAACATGGGATGATATTGAAACTGCTGTGAGATATGCATGGGACGATGGCGGAAGGCCAAAAATCGCTGTATGTTCAAGTGCGGTTTTAATTGATATCAGAAAGTTAATGATTGACACATTCAGGTACAGCCCAGCTGATATGTCTGCGGGCGGAAACTTGCCATTTGGAGTAAGCGCTAGTTTAGTGCTTCAAACAATGGTGGGATCAATCCCGGTCATTCCGAGCATGAACCTGAGCAACACATCTGGTGCAAAACAGATCTACTTCCTTGATACAGACTTCATAGAGATGAGAGTCTTACAAGACATGACTTATGAAGATTTAGCAAAAACTAATGATTCGCAAAAGTTCATGTTGAAAATATATGAATGTTTGATCATGAGAAACACCGCTTTCAATAGCTTTGTAGACGACATCGCATAAATCCTTTTTTGTTATTTTTTAGATTAAAAATTTATTTTTTTGATTTACAGAAAAAATAACGACAATTAAATCATAGGAGGTTAAAACATGACAGCAGAACTATTAAGTCACACGTTCGTAGGCGCAACAATCGGAGCTGGAGCTTCAAACTCTGGAACTGGGTTGGTGTGGGGAATCTACGAAGTGACAAGCACAGAGAATGGTGATTGGATAGTTTTACCTGAATTCAATGAGATTGAATTTGTTAGTGCTGCAACAGTTGCATCTGGAGTATATACTGCAGAGCCAGTGACTGTAGATAGTACAACAAAAAATAAGATCGTCTTGCAGGCAGGTGGAACAGATGCAATCAGAATACTTGTTGCAGGAACTCCGGCATAAGCTGTTAATTGAAAAATGACAGTGCCAAGAGTTGTAAGAAAAGAAACCAGATTGTTTAATGCAGGCCATGCAGTAACAGCATCTGGATGGGTAGAAACTACTGCAGGAGTTTATAGCTTAGCAACAAACCTGTTTTCAAAAGTGCTTATGATTCCTTTGCCTAATTTACCTGTCGGAAGACAGATATCTGGCTTTAGGATTTTGGGTGCTTTAGGAGCAACAACTGCTAATGCAACAGTCATAGATGTAGCATTACATAAAGTAACAAAGGGCGCTGGATCTGTTACAGATTCAGAAGTGGGAGCGATTACCCAGGTAAGTGTAGTCGCTGATACTGCTTTGGATTCTGAGAAAGTTTTCACAAGGTCAGAGCTCATAAAAGATGACTATCAATACTATGTGAAAATTACAGGTACAACTGCCAACAATGTCGCTTGCGATGTGGCCGTTACTGGAGTAGAAGTAGATGTTGAATAATTTTTATTTTTTATTTTAAATTTGCTTTAGGTTTAGCAAAAAAAGAAAACCAACAACTAAATTGAAGGAGAAAAAATGTCAAGAATCAGAACATACAGATGGAAGGCAACAATCCCAACAGGGGCAACCGGAGCAACTGCTTATAGCCAGGTGATAAGAGGAAAGATCCTCAAAGTTGGAGTTGACTATAATACTGCAGCATGCACAGTTGATATTGATTCTGCTGATGAAGCAAGTGCACAAAAAATTTTAGATTTGGCAAGTGCAAGCACCGATGCGACTTATTATCCAAGAACTCCATTGCACAAGTATGATGGAAGTGCAATTGATCTAAGTGATGCAGAGGGCGGAGACATTGCAATGTATGGGGAATTTTTAGTTAATGGAAGGTTGCTTTTAACATTAGCATCTGGAACTGCGGGACATAGTGTTAGCGTCCATGTAGCTGTGGAGGAAGATTAATATGAGGTTTATAAACAAAGGCAATCCTATTCAGGTCAGGCTTAAAGATAGAGATGGTAGATACATGTGGACTGACGTTAAAACTGGAGAAACAATAGATCTTCCGGAAGAATTAGGGGGAGCTTATGGTCTTGAAGAGTTTAAAACTACTGAAGGAAAGATTGGTGAAGAAAAAGTTGAAACTAAGCAAATCGAAGTGCCTGATTTACAAAAAGATACATACCGAGAAAGATTGCGAAACATTAAAGGGATCGGCAGGAAAACTGTTGATGACATTATCAAAGTCTATCCTATTCAGGAAGAATTAATTAAGGCTATTTCTGAAAACAAAAAACTTCCTTTTAGGGATGATGTAGAAAATAAATTAAAAGAGGAATATGGAAAACAATCTTGATATTGGATTAAATGAGTTCAAAAGAATGAAAAGCATAGACAGAGATATTCTCATTTACAACAATCTAGTCCATATTAGAAAGAAAATTGAAGATTATAGATTTCATAAAAAATTGCAATATGCTTGGCTGTCAATTCTTACAATCCTTTTGGGATTAAAAAAATTTATGGGGATTTAATATGGCTGATGAAAATTACGTGACTATTGCAAGTGTAAGAAGAACAGCAGGCATAGATAGTGATGAAATAAATGACACAGATGTTGGCGCAATAATCGCGGAATGTGAACCCCAAGTGGAGAGATTTTACAATACTTCTTTTATTCCAAAAGAAAGAATAGACATCTTGGATGGAAATGGAACATCTAGAATTTTTCTGGATAAAAATCCTGTTTTATCAGTCAGAGAATTAAGGATTGATGGAGACACAGAAGATCCTGCAAATTTGAATATTTCTAAAGAGAGTGGAAAAATAGTTTTGAACTCAAGTGCTACAACCTCAACTTTCATAGCGAAGGAGAAAACAATAGTTGTTAAATATCTTTATGGAATGTTGGAAGAAAGTTCAACAAATACAATAACAAGCCAAGCCAGCACTGCTGGAACAAATGTTGGATTAATTGTTGGAAGCATTACTGATTTTAGCGAAGACGATTGGATAGAAATTTATGGAATGGATGGAAAAAGAGAAGTTGCTCAGATTAATGCATCACCTTCTGTAAATACCATTCAAGTTGATCAATTAATTTTATCTCATGAATCCGGAAGCAAAGTTGTGAAGTTACAGATAAATGAGGTATTCAAGAAATTAATGAATATTGCCTGTGCAATCGCAATGGTTGCAAGAATTGTAGGACAGTCTTATACGGACACTGTTGGTTATGGATTAGGAGAATTAAATGTTCAAAAAGGAGAACCTTATACGCAGTGGAGAGAAACAGCAAATCAACTGATTATTGAAAGGGATTTGTTGATGGCGACAATTAAACCAAGGCCATGCATAAGATAAAATGACAGATTATAATCAGATGAGAACAGATGTGCAGAGTATTATTCAGACCCATGGAGTTTCAGCTATACTAAAAAGACAGACTGAAACAACAGACAGCATGGGTGGAGTTACGACAGTCTCTACGGAGAATTACAATATTTATGTTTTAGTCCAGGACATTACAAAAAATGATAGATTAATTCACGAGATGGGTCTTGCAATAGAAGGAAACTCAAAAGCATTTTTCTTTCACCTCTATCCGGATTCTATTACTGGCAATGGAGAGATGGCAGTCCAGGTTGGAGATATTGTAGAAGATGCCGCTGATCAACATTGGAGGGTTGAGCAAATAATTGCAGAAAGAAAATCGCAGGCAAATGAAATTTTCAGAACTGCAATAATTAAACGAATAGATTTGGATTAAAATGGAAACAGAAGAATCAATCAACAAAAAAATAATCAATTTATTGAGAATATTACATTTGTATTTGCATGAATTAGAAAGAATAGAGGAAAACAAAAATAGAGATGAGCAAGTTTCAATGTCTGACAGAGTAGAGTTGGTTTTAAGAGACTCTAACGGAAATGTCAAGGCAAAATTAAATAATTAACAGGAGGTAAAATGGAAAAAAAGCAACAATTGAAATTGAAGGGCTGGTTTACTATGAGGCACAGAGACCAAGCTGGAAAGCTGTTAAGAGAATTTACTATGCCAAATGTAATAACCAATGCCGGAAAAGCAGCAGTTGCAGCAACCATCGTGGCAGATGTCGCAGGCAATGAGTTTGATTATATTGCTATTGGAACTGGAACGACTGCAGCTGCAGCAACAGATACACAACTGCAAACAGAAATAGCGAGCGGTGGTGGACAGAGAGCGGGCGCAACCGGAACAAGAGTCACTACATCTGTAACAAATGATACTGCTCAATTTGTAGTAACCTACAACTTTACAAGCAGTTTTGCTATTACTGAATCCGGAGTTTTAAATGCCGCTTCAACTGGCGATCTGTTATGCAGGCAAGTATTTTCAGCTATCAATGTAGCAAATGGCGATTCCCTTGAAGTTACTTGGAAAATACAGGTAAGTTAAAATGGCAAAGGCTGAAAGAAGTGGAGAACTTCACTTAGTTGCAAAAAACAAAGAAGGTCAGGTCATTGATGAAAGAAAAATATTCAGGGATGATCAGACTGGGAAAGTTGAACTGGATAAAAAAGCAATTGAGTTGGATTCAAAGAAGGCTAAATAAAATGGTAATTCAAAATGGCAAATCGAAGATGGTTGAAAATAGGTGGTGGAATAGCAGCAGGTACAACAACAGTCATAGGACTTTTTATTTTATTTAGTTTAACCTATAATTTTCAAATCACAGATCTGACAGGAAATATTATTTGCGAGGGAACATATAAAAATCCTTGCATATCTGAATTTAAAGTCAAAAATCCTAGTTCTTTTAATGTTGACATTTATTCAAAGGATCATATAAAATTAGAGTTTAGTCCGGAGATAGAAGATTATGCTTTATTCGTAGTTGATGAAAGATGTAGTGCCGAGGGCAAATGTGCATGCCAATTAAAGAACAATCAAACAACTGGATTTAATGGATGGAGATGTGTGGATTTTACAAATGCAACTAAGCCAAGACAAGATGCAGAATATGTATTCAGGTTTCCAGCCTATTCAACTATCAAGTTTAGATTAGTAGGAATAAAACGTTTTCCAGATGAAAATATAAAATGGACTTTTGATTCATCCAAGGGAGAGCTAGATCCTATATGGCTTGGAGAAAAACCACTTGATGGTGGAGGAGTGATTATTCCAACATATCATTCTTTTAGGGTTATTAAAGAACCTGATGAAATTGACGCACATATAAAAAATGATAAATTAATTATCTCGAATAGAGACGGATTTAATCTGCCTGAAAAATTAATTTTGCAGGAAGGATTCAGAGAAAGTGATGCATTAAAAAATGGAACAAGAAAAGAAATATTTAGAGATTCAGATAAATTTGAAATTAACTTAAATAAAAGAGTACGAGTTTATTTTTTTGCTGAAAATATAACAGTTATCGGAGATGCAAATCAAGCCTGTGGAGAATATTGTGAAACTTACTTTGATATTCATGCTCCTAAAGATGGAATTAGTTTTGAAGTTTATTTGCAAGGAAAGGCAAGAAAGGGAGTTTATTTTAATAATTCTGGAGACTGGGAACCTGTTTATAACACAAGCAATTTCACATTTAAAGTAGGCCAAACTTATAACTTCTGGTTTGTAGTTGGAAAGAAAGCACAAGACAATGTCAAATGGGGGGTGAGAGCATTTAATGAAGAACTTGATCCAGAACTTTATGGAAATTCGCCAATTCTTTTAGTTTATGGAGACAGCTCATCAAATACTCCGATTTATAGAAATGGAACTTATGCTGGATCATGGAGTAATGAAGGGACAGCTTTAGATATCGGAGACGACACTGCATGGGTTAAGTTATTACAACATCCGTTTGAACAAGAAAAGGCAATGTTGATACAAGATGCCGCAAATGATTTACATGTGATGTTTTGGAATGGAGTAGGATGGTCTGATCATATAGAATTAGACGATGATTATTATGACTCTGATAGAGGATTCGCAGATTTAGCATATATGGAACAAAGTGGAAATTTATTAGTTGCTTGGTCAAGAGCAGGAATCGCTAATGATGACTGGGTTTGGTATGATGTTTATGATGGAACTTCTTGGAGTGGAGTCAATCAGCTTTCGGATGATCTTGGAAATCAGGTTGAAAATATTGTATTAAGAACAAGACCCGGAACAAATGAAATTATGATGCTTGCTGAAGAAAGTGCTGATGTGTTATACGCTTATTATTGGAATGGAAATTCTTTTGGAAGTCAAACAATCTTAACTTCTGACTTAGAAGATGGTTCTACAGGAGATCCCACGTCAACGTCTGCTGAAAGGACTTTTGATTTTGCCTGGTTAGAAGATGGTTCTACAGGAGTTGCTTATTGGGGAGAAGAAGGATATAGATTAATCTCGAGAACATTTAGCACTTCTGGCGGTTGGGCTGGATCGCCAGTTATTCAAGATGGGGCTTCAACTCCGGATGTACAGTTTATTGAATTAACTTCAAGCAATTGGGAAAATAAAATTAGAGGATGGGCATACGATGATGATAATGATTTATGGATATTTGAGATTAATAGCACATTAGGGCTTGCTAATTACACTGAGATAACTGACAACTCATTCGCAAATGAACCCCCTTTTGCTGCGGCTGTCGCAATGCCAAACACAGGAAGATTTATTTATTTTTTCTCAATTTCTGGAAATGGCCATTACATTAATGATTCATATAATTCTGCAAATATCGTGCAGTATACTGCTAAAAATATAGAAACTAATTTTGCAGATTGGGATAGAACTGGAAATGGAATGGTTGCTGCATCAGTGCTCGGAGAAAGTGATGCCGACGCATTAGTATGGAATTCAACAAGCGGGCAATTAACATATACTCAAAATCTGGAGACCTTGACTGAAGAAGGATGGAGTGCAGATGTAGAAATTAATCAATATTCGCCTCTTCCTCCTTTTAATCCGAATGTGACTACCTGCATGGAACTCAACACAGCCAATAAAGTTTATCTTATTCAAAATAACATCCAAGATTTAGAAGGGGATTGTATTATTATAACTGCAAATAATGTGACTTTAAATGGGCAGGGTCATGTTATCAATTTTTCACTTTTAGGGTCAGGAGAACCTTTTGATATTATCGGAGGAATAAGAATACAAAATCACAATGCATTTATTAAAAATGTAACAGTAACTACTTATGATACAGAACTTAGTGGAAATGCCGTCGGAATTTGGGTTGATTCGTATGGTGCAGGATTTACAGTACAAAATGTAACAATTCAGAATGCAAATGTTGATGGGGGTGATAATTTAGCAGTATTATTTGACATAGAAGGAAAAAATCATAAGATTATCAATTCTTATGCTACAAATCCAGATCAATTTGTTCTTATAGAATATCTGAGCTCAAATGTACTCTGGGAAAATATAACTTATGATGTTGGAACTGGGGGCTCTTTTGGAGCTGTATCGTTCTATGAATCAAATGACTCTATTGTAAGAAATATGTGGTCAAATGATAATTTAGCAATCTTGCATTTTGCTGAAGGAGATAATGTTAAAAATGCTACAATAATAAACTCGAACTTTAATTCGGGATCAGTAAACCTTGAATCCGGAACAGATTATATTTTTATTAATACAACTTATGGGGAAGAAACTGTAAACGGCGGGAATCTGACAAGAAAATGGTATTATGGATTTCAGATTAATGATTCAAATACTCTGCAAGGAATATCTTCTGTCTCATGGACTTTAAATGATACCAACAGTCAGATTGTATCGGGAACAACAGACGCTAATGGATATCAATTGTTATTCCCAGTAATTTCTTATACAAACAGAAGTGGAGTTACAAACAATAAAAATCCTTTTACAGTCCAGGCAACAAAAACAGGCTATGTTACAAATATAACCTCTTTTACATTAAACACAAATGTTTTCTTACAGCTATGGACAGCAACAGTGCCAAATGTTTCAGGAGTCTTGAATCTTCCACAATTTCAGTTCGGAATATGCAGTCCTGATTTTGAGAACGCAACTGCTCAACCACTAGGACAAACTCCAACAGTTGGAACAATTAATTTGACAAACATTGGAGGATCTACAGGAACAGCAAGAATAAAATACACTGGAGCTCTTAATACCGGATGGACACTATATGCTGCAAATTCATCACAAACACAAATAAAACTAAATGCCTCTCTTCAAAATCTTATTAGTTTAAATCCCACTCAAACACAAATGATTTGGATGTATGCAAACTGTTCTTATGTTCACGCAAATCCAGGAGTAAATATTGATTTTGATATAATCTAAAATGCCTACATCATTCGCACCTTCTGCAAAATTTGTAAAACTTTTAACAGAGACAATTAATCTATCGGGGAATATTCCTAAAAAAGCAAAGAAAAGAGGAACAGAATCTTTGACTTTAGGTAATATTTTATTAAAAAAATCTAAAAAAAGAAGATCAGAAACAATAACATTAACAGATTCTTTCCTCAAGGAGATTATAAGAAAACTAAATGAAGTTATAGACATTAACGACTCTCTAAATTTCAAATTCCCAAAGACATTTACAGGCAATCTTTCACTTTCAGACACAGTTATTAAAATATTTACAGCTGGAAAAATATTAGATGAAAATCTAAACTTAACAGGAATTATTCTAAAAAAGACAAAGACAAGAAAAATAGAAAGCATTGCTCTGACTGATATTTTGAGAAAAAAGAGATTCATCACATTTACAGAGAGCATGAGTTTAAATGATTATAAAATATTTTCAAGTGCCATAATAAAGATAGAATCAATATCATTGACTGATGGAGATATCAAACAAATGACAAAGATATTGAATGAATCAATCAATACAGGAGATAATTTTATTAAAATCTTAACTGCCCATAAACTATTGACGGGTAGTTTAAATATTTCAGATGCCAAATCACTTAAAACAAAAATAAGAAAAACAGAGTCAATTTCGTTGTCAGGTCTAATTTTAAGAAAAACTATAATCGATCTTGCAGAGCAGATGAATTTATCCGATGGAGATTTAAAAAATATTTCAAGATTATTAAGTGAAAGTCTTGGATTATCTGAAAATAGAAAATTAAAACTCCAGAGAGATTTAAATGAAAGCTTAAGTTTATCAGATCTGTTTGGGAGAATTTTTTATAAAGAGTTTAGTGAAAGCTTAAGTCTTTCTGATGAATTTTTAAGAGATATTTTTAAGTCATTATTAGAGTCTGTTTATTTATCTGATGGAGACACAAAGGAAATTATTAGATTGCTAACAGAATCTTTTAATTTGGCAGATAGTAATTCTAGGAAACCAATTAAAGAATTTTCAGAATCAATTAATATTAATGAACTCTTTGAAAGAATAATAAAAATTAGAAAAATAGAGAGTATAGAACTTGAGGATATCTATGACTACTTCAAGGGAATTCTAAGGACATTTACAGAGACAATCTATTTGAGTGATGGTGATCAAGAATTAAAGTTTTATAAGACTTTGATTGAGAACTTGAGTTTCTTAGATTTAATGAAAAGGTCATCAGTTCTGAAGGGGTTAAGAGCTAGAAGAAGCGATGTACAAACCCTTCTTACAATACAGGGGATCCAGGCAACACTTATCAGAGAGTCAGAGGTTATCGACGGCATTGGGGGAGTTGTAGGGGTTTCAGAGGAAGAATACAGCATATATGTGATGATTGAAGACATAACAAAAAAGGATCGTCAAATTAGAGATATGGGGTTGGCAATTCCTGGAAGTGCAAAGATTTACTTCTTTCATGAATATCCTGACTCAATCACCGGGAATGGAATTGTTACTCCTGAAGTAGGTGACATTATAAAAGATGATGACAATGTTTATTGGAGATTAGAAAAGATCCTGGCCAGCAAGCAAGCTGAAGGTGGAGAAGTGTTCAGGACAGGAATAATAAATAAAATTGATCTCAACCAATAAGATGAAACTCAAATTTAAAGTAGACTGGAAAGTAGACAAAGACAAAACAGAAGAAAAAGCAAAGGAAGTTTTGTTTAATTGTATTCTTAAGATGCATGAGCTCGCGAATATATACTGTCCTGTTGATACTGGAAGATTAAGGAGTAGCATAATTTTCAGTCCATCTACTCCTGGATACAAAAAATATGTGTTGTCTGATGGTGTTGATTATGGAATCCATGTGGAATTTGGCACAAGTCCTCATGTAGTAAGTGCAGAGCATCTTAAATCCTGGGCTAGAAGGGTTTTGAAAGATCCAAACTTAGCATACCCTGTTGCTAAGAAGATAGCAATGAGGGGAACAGAGGCGCATCCATTTTTCAGGCCTGCATTAGATCAGGTAAAAAATGTCTGGATAAAAAGATACTGGGAGAAGGCATTAAAATAATCCATCATTTGAGCAAGTATTCTTAAATAGAAAAAAGGGTTTCTCGAGGATAAGTCACAAAACCAAGAGGTTTAATGATCCAAGAGGAAAATGGTATTTATAAGTCCAAAAAATGTTTTAGTAGATTTTCTGAGAGTTAAATTGATTGATCCTAGAGAGAGGGCTGAAAATACTAATAATGAAACTTTTGATGGAGGCGGCACTGAGTTCAGTTTAACACCTACTTCTGGAACAATGTCAGGCATTACATCCGTACAAGTTGATTCAGTTGAAAAAACAAAATGGAAAGATTATTACATAGATTTTCAAAATCAAAAAGTTATTTTTTATTCTGCAACATCAAGCGGAACTGACAATGTCTCCATAACTTACAAACAAGGAACTACAAATTGGATATATCCTGACAAAGCAAAGAAAACTCTTTCAAGAACTGCTTTTCCAAGAATAAATCTTTTAGTAGTTGGCGGATCCGGAGAAAGATTGGGACAATATAATTCTGATGTAGAATCAGTTATGCATTTTCAAATAGATATCTGGACAAAAGAAAATCAAACTTTCACAATTGATTCAATAAAATATGAAGGGGATAAACTTGCTGAATATTTAGCTCATCAAATTATGAAATCTTTCAGAGCTTACGAAAATGAATTGCATCCTGAATTATACAATTATACTCCTATCGGAATACCAAGAGATCTCGGGTTTAATCAGGAGATGGAGTGTTTTCACTCAATTATGGAAGCTGAACTAAAAGGGATCAATGTATCTGAGGGAGAATAAATAAATATGGAGGCAAAAAATGACTGAATATTTCCTGGGAAAAAGAGAACAAATTGCAATGTGTGAGGAAGATACATGGGCAACGCTTGGAACAAAAACCATGGCTAATGATGGATTTATTGTTGGAAAAAATGTTGTAGTGACTCCTGACTTTTCAAAGAACTGGCAGGAAGTTTTAACAGCTGGTGCAGACAGTCGGGATATTAATAGCTTAGAACCTGGACCTGAAAGCTATAAGTTTACATTGACTTTTAATCCAACAAATTGGAAATTTCTGAGATATTGTGCACATGGAACTGTGACAAACACAAATTCAGGCGGATATTATACACACACTTTTACTGCGACAGATGAAGCCAAATCTTTTACTCTTGAATGGGCGAAAAGAGGAGAAACAAATCAGGTCATAACATTGACTGGTTGCATAATAAAGAGCTGCACAGTTTCATTCGCAAAGGGAACTGGGGCAACTGAAGGATTCATAACTGTTACAGCAGAATGTTTGGCAAAATCAGCATCATCAGGGACTTCAATAACAACAATAGCTGCAGAAACAGAAAATGCATTCCAGTTCAGAATGGTTAAGCTCACATACAATGGAACTGAAATCACTGAAGTTAATTCAGGTGAGATAAACATAGACAATGGAATTGATGAGGAAGATAGTAGATACTGTAATTCAACACTGGATCAGGCCATTGGAGAACCAATTCCAAAAGTTAGAAGATATATGTGCAGATTTAACATCAACCAGAAGGATGACAATTTTTATGATGCCTGGGAAGATCAAGTGGCTGTTCCAAGTACAAACAAATTGGAATTTATAAGAGGATCGAATGATAATGTGGATTTTGCATTTACAGATTTATATCTTCAGACAGCTGTAAGTCCTACAAACATCGACGGTATTACAAATGTTGATGTGGTTGGAACAATCAAGAGTGTTGCAATAGTCGCAAAAGATTCCCTAAGCGATTACTAAATTCAAGAGGAGGTAAAAATGGAATTTGAAGAAGACTTCGTAAAAGATGAACTGGTAGAGTTTGAAATAGAAAACAGAAAGTTCAAGTTTAAACCAACAACTGCTGGCGATGAGAATGAATGGCTTAATGAGTACATGGAAGTCGGAGAAGAAGGAAAACCAAAACCCAATCTTCAAAAGATAAACATGTGCAAAGTCAGGAATCTCATAGATGTGCCTTATAGCAGAGAGATGATCAAGTCGCAGATCAATGTTGACAAGGAATGGAAGAACCTGACAAATGATGAAAAATGGAAGTTCATCCAGAATCTCAAGCCTTCTATGTTTGATAAAATAATCAGAAAAATCAATGACATAGATGCTCCAGAGTCCGAAGTAAAAAAAAACTAATATTTAAGATTCAGACATCAAATCCAAAAGCCGGATTTTTGTTGGAAGGCAAAGAAGAATCTTTGTTGTGGCTTAAATACAAGTTTTTTGAAGAGGGGATAAGCCCTCGGGAATTCAGGAAATGCCAGATGAGAGATATAAAAGAAATTATGGAAATTAAAAATGCAGTAGAAGAAAGAAGGCAAAGAGAAAGTGATATTCAGGATGCCTTGTCAAGAATGGGGAGATTTTAAATGGAAATAGGATCAATTCAAATCGGCGGGTCAATCCAGACAATAGACATTGAAAAAGGAATCAAAAGAATAGAGTTTGGATTTAAGGAAATAAGTACAAAAGCAAAATCAGTAGAGTCAGATTTCGAGAGGATATCAGCAAGAGGAAGTAAGCTTGTAACAATATTTGGTGGGATGGCAATAGCTGGAACTGGAGCTTTAATTGCCTTAACAAAGGGAGCTCCTGCGCTGGCTGGGGCAATGGCAAAGATTAATGTTTCTATGTTAAAATTAAAGATGGCTGCAGGAGAGGCACTTAAACCTACATTTGATGCCGTAGCGGGTGTATTGAATAAAATAGCAAATTGGGTTGATGAACATCCTGATTTATTCAGAGGAATAGTCAATAGCATAATGGGCCTGGCAGCTGCAACAGTCATAATTAAAGTAGGTGGATGGATCTACAAGGCATGGGAAGGTTTCTTTGGATTATTTAGGGGATTAACATCCTGGACAGGATGGGCGGCATTAGGCAATATTTTCAGAACTATTGGATCTACAATTGCATCATTAGCATCAAAAGTAGGATCAGCAATTGGGTCAATTATTTCATGGTTTAGCAGATTAGGATCTAAAATAGGCGGACTTTTAACAGGCGGGGCAAGTTCGAGCATAGTGAGTTCAGTTCTAGGAACAACCGGCATAGCTACGGCAATAGGAATAGGACCTTTAATAAATACTTATCAAAGAGAAATTACCGGAGAGCCAGGATTCTTGGATAAACAATTGCAAGCTTACAATGAATACATGTTTTATCAAAATCTAAAAAAATGGTCTAGAAATCAATCGGAGTTGGACATGAGGTACGTGATATAAAATGGTGATGAAAATAGAAAATTATTCTGGAACAGCAGACACTTTCACATTTCCAAATAATCCAAATACTTTCGATGATGAGCTAGTTCCAAATTACACAGTAACAAATGTAGACTATCAAAGGTATCATTATTTTGTAAGCGGCGGAGGAATTGCTCCTAAGATGGTTGTCTTAACCGGACAGTTCCATGGAGCAAATAAAAATACAGATTATGGATCATTAAGCAAACACTTCTCAGAAACTCATAAACTTAAAAAGTTATATTGGGAATCAGATAAATTTTATCTAGGTGTTGGAAACAACATTAAAAAAACCCATACTGGTGGAAGAACGAACTTTGTTGATTATGTTGCTAATTTTCAGACTATCGTCGGTGTTTTATTCTCAAATACTCAAAAGACATATACAAATGGCGGAGCTCATGCAACAAACAGTGGAAATACAAAAACATTTATTGAGGAAATAAGTGGAGTGGTTTCTAATGGATCAAATCCGATAGTTGTAAGCGATGGTTTAGGAAATCAAATCACAATTCCTGAAAGTGTTCTAACAACAGGCCAGACTGTTGTAATTAAATTTGTTGAAATGGTTGATTCCGGAGATGGAATTTATGTGACTGAGTATAACTATACAACAATTGCAGGAACTCAGACAAGTGCAGTTTCAGTCACAGACGGATTAGGTCTTTTACAACTAGATACCGGGGCATCAACTTCTACACTTTCAATAAGTAATCTAAATGCAGGATGGACTGCAAAGTTTAGAGATGCTTATACTTCATAATGTCAAATTATATCATAAAAGTAAAAAATACGTCGGGAACAGAGGGGACAGTTATAGCTGATGCTGGTTTTTCATATGCTGATAAATTAAATGAAGTTAATGATGGGCAATTAAAAATATCAGGAACTGGAGAGGTAAAAAGAAGTTTATTTGAGATTGGATCAGAAATTTATATTTACAGAAACGGAGCATTAGAATTTCGTGGAATAATTAATTCTCTAAGCTACTTACATGCTGGAGGAATTTCTGCAGACCTTCAAGGTTATGAAATATGGCTGGGAAAAGAAAATGGAGATTATCCCAATAGTCCATGGGATTCAACTGCAAGTTCAACAATTGCATCAGCAATTTTAAGTGAGTCTTCAAAATTTTCAGCTGGAACAATTCAGTCCGGAGAAACACTTGACTTCAGAGTTGAAGATACTTCAAGTTTATGGAATGCTCTATCAAGTCTCATTAAAAGAACAGCGCAGGACATTGGAGTAGATTATTCAGATTTATCAATTGACATATTGGATCACAAAGGAAGTTCAACAAGCGTGATGACTTTGAATGATGGTGTTCAAATTCAAGATCTGACAGTCAGACATACATATCCTGTTGCAAACGATGTGAGAGTTTATGGGCAGGGTGAAGGAAATACCAGAGTAAAAAGCAATACAGGTCATGGACAAGATGCAACAAGCAAAGCGACATATGGCACAATAAGAAAAATATATGATGATCCTTCTGTCACAAGTGAAGATGAAGCAAACACTCTCGCCGACAAGTTAGTTGCTCAATGGAAGACTCCTGTTAAAATTTATGAATTTGATATAATTAATCCAAATAAAAATCTCATTGCAGGAGATGTCATTATATTAAACTCGTCGACAAAGGGATTGGTTAACGAAGAAGTAAGAGTTGTTGCCATTGATAGAGGATTTAGAAATAACCAGGAATTTATGACTCTCCAGGTTTCTAATAAAGAATATAGTGCAATGGAAAGAGGGATAAACCGGATTCTTGCAGAAATAGAAAAAAGAGCAAACGATCAGCAGACTTATGATCAGTATTATGATGAGTATGCAAATCAAAATTATGACACTTATGTTGGCGGTGCTGAAATTTCATTAAGTGGTGGATGGGCTGATTTTGGAACTTATAACATCAGCACAATGGGAAACCTTAGAGGTACTCATATTAACATAAATGGCTCAAGCATGGGAAGTATTATATGGGAACAACTAGATTTGGGTTCTCACAAAATAACAAATCTTGGCACTCCTACAAATCCTGCAGACGCCGCAACAAAGAGCTATGTTGATACATATGGTGGTGGATCCAGTTTATTTGATAAGGATGTTGGAAATAACTGGATTAAAGTTCATGATCAAAATTATTCTTTAGTTCCAAATGCAACTGGAAGTGGTTATACTTACAATAATCTCGGCGGGTCAGGAATAGGAGAGAAATGGGCTGATTGTTTTCTATTAGGAACTTTGCATGCAGATATGGGTGCTGATTTAGGTGGAGATCTTGACATGAATAATAATGATATTGTAAGTGTTGGGGATATCAGTTCATTAGGAACAATTCAGGGAACAATCTTGAACATAAATGCATCGAGTGCAGGAAATATTATTGCGGGAAATTTAAGCATGGGAGGTTCAAAGATTACAAGTTTAGGAACACCAACAAGCAGTACTGATGCTGCAACTAAGAGTTATGTTGACAGTCATAATCCTTGGAATGGAAGTGCCACAAGTAATCTCGACATGAATCAATATGATATTGTTGATTGTGATGACATAACTTGCGGAGATATACTTTGTAACTTAGTCCAGGGTTCACTTCTCAATATCGGAGCTTCAAGTGCTATCAATTACATCAGCGGAGATTTTCAGGTAACAGGAATAACATATGCAAGCGGGAAATTCCGTTTGCCTGTGGGGACAAATCTATACTAAAATGGCATACATGTATCATCACGTTGCGAAAGGAGTAGATCAGGATGGTGGTAGCAATAATATTATGACTTGGTGGAAAACTAATTTTAATATGCCTGTTCCTAATCTTTGGGATGGAAGCTGGGGAGAAGGTCGGGGACCCTTTACTTATAATGGCGAAGGAACGAGCTTTGATTTATCAGGATTTTATCCAGGATATGAAGTAGTTGCATTTTTCTGTGGTTGGCATTGGGATGGGCCAGTGAGTGGAACAGCATATCTTTATTCTCAATGGAGAGATGAAAATAATAATTTAATGTTCACTTGTGCAAATGGATTGGCAGTAAGTCTTAATGTCGCAACAGATTATTGGTATGAATATATGTATGCTTGCAATCAAGGGGTTGCAGGTTGGGAAATTGATGTTGCCGGGAATTATAGGGTAAGAAGTTGGTCAACAGGTGCGGGAGCAATAGGACAGCAAGATACAATTATTTCTTTTAGCAATGTTCCAAGCACAACTCAACTATCATCGACAAAAATAGGTTATATTTGGGTTGAAGGAAATAATCTCTGTTTCATTAATGCAAATAGATGGAAGCATAGCATGGCTGGAGACAATCAGGGTTATGTTGACACAAATAAAAAAGGTTACATGTGGATTGACAATGATAATTATTTACATTGGATTGGAAACGACGGTAATAACTACAGAGTACGATGGAGAATTCAACAGTTTGCTTCTACCTGGAGTAATGGGCCAACAGGACCAACTTATGCAGGAACAGACAAAAAAGGATTTACCTGGGTAGACAGTGAATTTGGTGATACACATATTTCTTACATCGGAGCTAATGGTTATAAATTCTTAGTGGGGGCGGGAGAATACCCGTATCAAGCACCATGATTCCTGTTAAAATTATTTCTGAAGAACAGGCAAAGAAACTGTTCAAAAAATGTCCTTGTTGTGGTGGAAGTGATAATGAAATTAGTATGGGTGTTTTAGTTAATAAAAAAACAGGGAAAGTTGTAGAAGCACATAAAATAAATTCTAAGACTGGAGAGAAAACAATTCTTTTCAGAGATTTATCAGATCCTATATTCAAAAAAGAAAAAGGGGGTGCAGAATGATCTGGAAATTCATAAAAGAACTCTTTTGTAGAAAAGAATTGCCTTTGTGGTCTCATGGCTTACTTTGTAATGTTTGCATGATGTCTTTTGGCTCTGCTCAGAAACATTATGATCATGTCATGAAAGTAAAAACATTGGACAAGCATGAAGACAAGATTCCTGTTCTAAACGCATAA